CCATATGGATACAGCATTAATAGCGTTAATTAACGCGCCATTTTCAGCTAGATAGCCTATACCATTATGTGATACTGGAGTTGCGCCCCATATCATAATATTAGGATATATACTATATGGTGAGCATACTGCACCATCAGCTAATACAACCCCTGCCCCAACTGGCACTAACGGGTTACCATTAGCGCTATCAAGTGGTGGTGCAACTGAGGACCATGTAGGTGGTGTTCTTACTGCAATTTTATGAGCATATGGGGCACGTGTAATAATAGCGCCAGGGCGGAACGAGATAGCAAATCCTACTGTTGGATTTGTAAGACTATCAAGCTGCCAACCTTCGAAAAGAGGTCCTTCGATAAAGCAACCAGACCCCATACGGAATACGTTGCGTTGTTCGAATCCTGCTTTAGGCTTAATAATAACGGTTCTATGAACAGCACGAATCATGCAGTTATCAGGTAGATCTAGTGTACCTTCGGTTTCGTATTCGCCAGGGCCGATGTCAATAAGAGTTAGTAGACCGTTTCTGGCATCTGCTTCTAGAAGTGCTTTTTCAATAGTAGCGAATGCGGTATCCCAAGATATACCATCGTTGAGGTCTGAGCCGTTAACCGATACGAAGAATGCGTTGCCAATAGGGACTTTACCGATGAACTCAACGATAGCTTCTGCCGGATCATTGTTTTCATCCAAGTAGGCACGTTTGGTATACAGTCTGCCGTCATAAGTATTGACGGCGAGCTGTCCCAGCGATATATTATTAGCGAGCGGCTTTTTACCTGGTACAGCGCTGCGCTTAAAAAATACTTGATTGTTCGCCATATGGCCCCTTGATAAATAGCTGTGTATATACACATCATGGTTATGCAACCTTATATTTATAATAATTCAAAGTGAGATGATAATGAAAATTGCCTTCATTGATACGTTTGGTCTATGTTATGATGGTACAACTTTAACGAAAAGAGGTTTAGGTGGATCGGAATCAGCTGTCATTCTCTGTTCACGCGAGCTTGCTAAGCTCGGGTTCGACGTTACGGTCTTCAATGACTGCACCCATGACGACACAAGCCCCGGTACGTACGATAACGTTCGGTACAGGCCACTCCAAGAAATCGAAAGCACAACAGATAGCTACGACGTTCTAATCGGCTCACGCTCGGTCGCGGCGTTTGCTCCTGCATGGATGAAAGAACGCTTTAAGACGTTCTCGTACATGCCAGATTTCTCTAATATTCAACAAAGATCTAATCATAAAGTATTGTGGATGCACGATACATTCTGTGATGGCGATGATCTAATTGAAGATTTCCTTCTCAACGGCTATATTAACGAAATATTCACGCTCTCTGACTGGCATTCAGTGTATGTGTCCACATGCGATCATGGTAAGCGTCGCATGTTTGAAGTCATGAAGAAGTACATGTTCATTACACGTAATGGTATGACCAAGTACCATGACTGGGTTGATGTAACAAAGAAAGATCCTAATCACTTTGTTTACAATTCATCTGTTACTAAAGGCATGCGCCCTCTAGTATACAAAGTATGGCCACGCATTCGTGAGATGATACCCGGGGCTAAACTAACTATCATTGGCGGTTATTACCGCATGCGATCAGATCATGCACCTGACCAGCAAGAGATCGAATGGCGCGAGATGGTAGCTAATAACCCTGATATTAACTTCACAGGGGTTATCAAACAATCTGAGATCGCTGACATTCTCTGCGATGCATCTTACATGATTTACCCAGCTGACTTCCCAGAAACCTTTGGCATTTCTACCCTAGAGTCGCTATATTATAATACGCCTGTTATTACTTGTTACTTCGGTGCGTTAGAAGAGACAGCATTTGATGCTGCTTGTTATAAGCTACCTTATTGTGTAGTACCTAACGGACTCTTCCCTAATATCAATCAAGATGAACAAGCTGAGAAGTTCGTTCAGCTTACAATGGAAGCATACAATAACAAGTATCTACATCAGCAAAAGATGTATGCTTGTAATGCAGTTAAAGATATCAGCGGATGGGATTCTGTTGCTCTACAATGGAAGCAGCATATCTTCAAGAAGCTCGGCGAGTTTATGCCAGTAGATGAGTACCGTAAAGCTCAAGAAGTCAACTATAAAGTACGTAAGACATTCGGTAGACGCTTTGTTAACGAAGAGGAAGTAAAGCCACCTACAAGCAATATGCAAAAAGAAATCGGCATTATTACTGCTGTATATAACGCTGAGAATTATATCGAAAAGTGCATAAGATCAGTTGCACAGCAAGATTATAGATGGTATACAATGTATATCGTCGATGATGCTTCAACAGATAATACAGCTGCGATCGCTCGTAGTACTATTGACTCGCTCCCTGAAGATATCCGCAACAGGTTCGTATTAATTCGCAATAAGGAAAATATCGGCGCTGTTGCTAATCACTATAAGATTATTGATGAGTATATCGGTGACGAAGACTTCTACATGATATTAGATGGAGATGATTGGCTAGTAAATAATCCAAATATCTTCCACCTATATAATAATCTCTATCATGATGGTGCGGAGTTTACATATGGCTCTTGCTGGTCACTAGCAGATAATATTCCGCTTGTTGCGCAGCCATATCCACCTGAAGTTAAGGCTGCTAAGGATTACCGTAATTATAAATTCAATTGGGGGATGCCTTATACGCATCTACGCACGTTCCGTGCTAAACTATTAGGAGATCTTACTGAAGATGATCTCAAAGTTAACGGTCAATGGCCAAAAGCAGGTGGTGATAATGCCCTCTTCTATTATTTAATTGAAAAAGCAGATCCAGAGAAAGTTGTTTGTGTGACAGATATTAACTACGTTTATAATGATACAAACCCATTAAACGATTATAAGATTAACGGTGATGAGCAGAATAGAACTGCTGCAGCTATTACTAATCGTAATCAGAATCGTAAGCAGTATACGGTAGTTGTTCCTACAATGTGGAAGTATGAGCCATTCAAAGCTTTTCTAAACGATCTACTTCAGCATGAGAACGTCGGTGAAGTTATTCTGATTGATAATGACCCTAGACATACCCCGCACACTCTTCCTAATCACAGCAAGCTTCGCTATAAGACTTTTGGTACAAACATCTTCGTTAACCCAAGCTGGAACTGGGGAGTAGAGAATGCTGCATTTGATTATGTCTGTATTCTTAATGACGATATGAAGTTTGATCTCAATGTACTTGAAGATCTGAAGGCTACCTTAGAAGATCCTAATACAGGCGTTTGTGGTATTATCCCTGGAGTTGCGCAATATGGTCAGCCTCCTGTAACAGATGGTAACTATAGTATTGTTCCATGGGCACCTGATATTCATCAGTTCGGCTATGGTTGTTTGATGTTCGTTAATAAGAACAGCTGGACACATATTCCTGATGATCTTAAGATGTACTATGGTGATTACTTTATCTTTGATACATTCTTAGCTTCAGGTAAGACTAACTATTGTATTCTTAATATGAAGCATGAAACGCCTTACGCGCAGACATGCGAACCTCTCTATATTGAAGATGCTAATCGTATGAAAGCACTACAAGAGAAAGAAGGGCTGATCTATGAGAGTGTTAAACATAATATTTGGCATAAGCCTGTTGTAGAGGAACCAGCGGTAGAAATGCCACGTGAGAAGACTATTCTAATTGCTATTCCTACTAATAAGAATATCGAAGCAGCTACGTTTAAGTCTATCTTTGATCTTAAAGTACCTAAAGGCTATAAGACTCAATTCCAATACTTCTACGGTTATCAGATAGATCAAATTCGTAATCTAATTGCTGAGTGGGGTAAGGGTCATGATTATCTTTTCTGTGTTGATAGTGATGTAGTACTACCAGATGATACACTACTGAAGATGATTGGATGGGATAGAGATATTGTTTCTGGTCTCTATATTCAACGCATTCCAGGTACCCACACTCTAGAGATCTACGAAGATAATGGTAACGGTGGTGTTATTAATATTCCATGGGAGAATATTAAGCTTCGTATCGGTCTGATGGAAATTGCTGCATGCGGTTTTGGATGCGTTCTCATTAAGAGCGAAGTGTTAAAGGGTATGGAATATCCTCACTTCGTGTATCGCTCTGCTCTAAACCATGCCCATACCTATTCAGAAGACGTTTACTTCTGTCAGAAAGCTCGTGAAGCTGGCTTTAAGATCTATGCTGATACTACTATTCTATGCGATCATGTTGGAAGTACTTCATTCAAAGTACAAGATGAAAAGCCCAAGTCTGTAATCGAGTATATTAGAGATGAAGATCGTCTCCCTAAAGAGCAAGTAGAGTATCTACATTCTATTTCAGATCTAAAACCTAAAGTAGTCTATGATATTGGCGCATGTGTTCTTCACTGGGAACGTCATGCTAAGGCTGCTTGGCCAGATGCTAAGTTCGTTCTATTTGATGGTGAGCCTGGCGTAGAACGTATTCTTATGGATTCAGGTCATCAATACCATATCGGCCTTCTAA